CTACGATGCCCTGCTCGCTTTGTACAAAGCCAACCAAGCGTAAAAGTAATTTTTTTGTTAGGTAGACTAAAATGGAACACGCAAATATTTCTATTCAACTTTTGAATGCCATCCTTCAGCACTTGGGCAATCAACCCTACGCTCAGGTATTCCAGTTGATTCAGGCCATCCAGAAGGAAGTGGCGGATTCTAAAAAACCAGAAGAGAGCTAATTGAAATGGCTACCCTATCGGACGTAGACCACAAGATTGATGCCCATGTGGACGTTTGTGCCGTCCGATACGAGGGTATTGAGCGTGAGATGAGAAGTGTTCACGCAAGGATTAAACGTCTAGAACAGATTCTTATCACTGGAGGGGGGGCAATAATTATGTTGCTCGTGACAATGATAATGAAGGGGCATTGATGGAACTTGTTGAGCTTTTTCTCAAGGCGTGGCCGGTACTATTAGGTATCGTTACGCTAATCATCGTGCTGTCAAAACTTGACTTGCGGGTGGCTGTGCTAGAGGAGAAGGTCAAGAGTGCGTTTGAGATCATCAACAAGATGAAGGACAGGCAGTGAGCGAAAAACTTGAAGCCAAGAGTCAGCTAATCGAAAAGACTGCGTTTGCGGTTCTGCCAATTTTGTTTACCTGCGTGGTGTACCTGATGTCAGCGTTGGACAAACTCACGCATGAGGTTACTGTACTTAACGCCAAAATATCCCTCGTTGTTACATCCGACAACAAGCAAGCCGTGAACTCTGGTGCGGAACTCGCAAGAGAAAAATTGCGTCAAGAACTTGAGAAAGAAATTCAGCGCAACCGTGACATGATTCACGACAACCAGAAGCACATCAGTATCATAGAAGACCGGATGTCGAGGAAATAATGGCTGACTTCAACCCTGCCTTTGAAAAAATGATCCATGACGAAGGTGGATACCAACTGACAGACATTCCGGGTGACCGGGGAGGACAAACGTATGCAGGAATCGCAAGAAAACCAAACCCTCAGTGGGCAGGGTGGCAGTACATTGATCGCAAGGATTTCGGATCGGCTACTCCTTTGGTTCGTGAGTTTTACAAGTCTAATTTCTGGGATCGTGTCCGAGGTGACGATCTTACGAACCAAGCTATTGCGGAAACCATCTTCAACTTCTCCGTCAACACCGGAGTCGGCGTCGCAGCCAAGCTCGCCCAGCTTATCGTTGGTGTCACCCCAGACGGCGCAATCGGCGCAAAAACCGTCGAACGGTTGAATATCTGTACTCCAGAAAAATTTTTACCAGCCTATGCGTTAGCAAAGATTAGCCGGTACGCGCAGATCTGCAACAAGGACAGATCTCAGTCCAAGTTCTTACTCGGCTGGATCAACCGCACTCTTGCAGGACTCAAGTAATGGATCTGATTGGAATAGGGTCGATAATTGAAGGCGTGGGTAAGGTTGCCGGTGACCTCATTACCACCGATAAAGAGAAACTCCAGATGGCGCTCGAAGAGCGCAAACTCGATCTGGAGGAAAAGAAGATTGACCAAGCCACTGACTTGGCACAAGTTGAGGTCAATAAGATTGAAGCGGCAAGCTCTAATTTTTTTGTCTCTGGCTGGCGTCCTGCTGTCGGCTGGATTGGGGTTCTGGGTCTGGCTTACCAGTTCCTTGGGTATCCGCTGATGCAATGGCTCTGGGCTTTTGGTCAAGGGGTGGATATAATTCCAAAGGAACTGCACCCTCCGCCCGATCTTGACGTTGAGCAACTCATGACGTTGCTTGCTGGGCTGCTTGGGTTTGGCGGCATGAGGTCGTTTGAAAAACACAAGGGAGTGGCCGCAAAATGACAGTCGCAGCGGTAATGACGTATGACTCTTTAGTCAACGACATTTCAACCTACCTTGAGCGGACTGACACGGCTACGCTAGACAAGATCCCGCAGTTCATCATGTTTGCGGAGCAGGTTCTGGCGTCGGAGATCAAGTTCCTTGGCAACTTGACGGTGGCTGACGGGACGATGACCGCGAGCGACCCGGTGATAGACAAGCCTGCTCGGTGGCGCAAGACCGTTTCCTTCAACGTCACAACCGGTGGCGAGCGATCCCCGGTGTTCTTGCGCAAGTACGAGTATTTGCGTGAGTATTGGCCAGACGATACTCAGACGGGGCTACCTGCGTTCTATTGTGATTACGACTACACGCATTGGCTAGTGGCCCCAACCCCAGCGGCGGCGTACTCGTTTCAGGTTCTGTACTACGAGCGCAATCAACCGCTGGACTCGGCCAATCAATCTAATTGGTTTACCCAGTACGCCCCGCAGGCGATGCTTTACGGATCCTTGTTGCAAGCGATGCCGTTCCTCAAGAACGATGAGCGGATCCCAGTCTGGCAGGCAATGTACGACAAGGCGATTGCATTACTCAAGCAAGAAGACTTGACCAGAGTAGGCGATCGTCAAACGATGGTGAAAGACTCATGAGTTTCAACAGCCCATTCACTGGCAACGTAATCCAGCCAACGGACGTTTCTTACGCTGCTTATGCCTTAACGTCTACCACGGGGACCATTCAACTTGAGTGGCCACTAAACGGTAACGACACGGACTATGTGGCCGCACGGGTGATGCAGGTCAGCACGACTAGCACGTCCTATGAGCTATGGATGCCACCGGCCAATCAGGCGTCTGTAGGTCAGGATGCTCTGATCTACAACACTGGCGGTGTAACGCTAACTGTCAAGTCGTATGGTGGGGCGAGCACGATCGTCTCAATCCCTTCAAGCGGGGGTTCGGCTCAATACATCTTCATCACGTCAAACGCTAATACGACGGGGACGTGGGGTGTCATAGCGTTTGGGTCCACTACGACCAACTCCAATGCTGCAACGCTTGCCGGGTATGGTTTGACGGCCATCGGGGCAACGCTTAATCAGTCTCAGCCTACAACTACGTTTGCTTCTAACTACACCGCGGTGGCGGCAGATAGAGCGAGTGCTTACGTTTGGACGGGTGGCGGTGGTACGTTGACTTTGTCTTCTGCCTCAACGCTAGGGAACAATTGGTTTTTCTTGATCCGGAACGGTGGGACTGGAAGTTTGCAAGTAACTCCGAGTGGCGGAGATCTCATCAACGGTTCTGCTTCACTCGATCTTCAGCCGGCTGACTCGTGTTTGATCTCATGTTCTGGGACCGCATTTTATTCGGTTGGCCTTGGGAAGAGCACAGAGTTCAATTTCACACAGTTGACCAAAGCAGTGACGGCGGCCGGGTCTCCGTATACGTTGACTTCTTCGGAAGCCGCAAACGTCATTCAAAAGTACACCGGAACCCTTTCTGGAAACGTGGTGGTCAACCTGCCGCAGACCATTCAGGTCTACTACATCACCAATCAAACGTCGGGCGCGTACACGATTACGTTCCAGACTGGGGTGTCTGGGGGAGCCACTGCGGTTGTTCCGGCGGGGCAGCAAGTTATTTTGCTGTGTGACTCGGTCAACCTCTACAACGCATCAACGATCGCTGCCGGGGCGAGTACGCTTGCGTTGGCCAATGGAACGGTTGGTGCTCCGTCCTTGGGCTTTTCATCGGAAGGCACTACGGGTATTTATCGACCCGCTTCT